TCCATATTTTTTAAGTTTAGCCGATGTTGTTAACCATATAGGTAAATAGAATTTCCAACTCATCACATCGATTGGATTGCCTGTGCCCATAGGGATAGAACGAGATGAGAATGTTAGTCCATCCTGATAGACAACTGTTAACGATGTCCAGTCAATGAAGTTATCAGTACTTTGAATTTCTAAACTTGGATTAAACAATGTACCTAATTGCTCGATCAATTCTAATTTTTGATTGTAGTTAGTTGTCCAAAGGTCTACTTGAATTCTTAATGTATAAGGCACTGGCATTAGCTTCTCAACAGTGAAGGCCTGCCCCTGAGTCGTCTCGTAAGACTCGGTAGCACTATCATAGTCTCTTTGTCTTACATTTTGTTTCTCAACGAAGAAGGGCTCTTGTGTGCGTCTCTGATCGTATTCTAAACCATTGATAAAATATGTCATCATTGGGGCAGAAGGAAGATTGCTGGCAGAGTTATTTGAGATAATATTAGCCGCTTGTCTACTTGCATCGCCATATTGAACAGGCACACGAACTAAGATTGGATTGCCATTTGGATCTTTTCCTTTAGTTACATACCAGTTACTAAATATTTTAGAAAACTGTAAAAGAAATCTTCTTATCTGATTGTCGTAAAAATATTGTGCCATTAGTTTTTAAGTCCCGTCACTTGGTGGGTTTGGATCTGGTGCTATGTTTAACATCTCAGAGATTCCTTGAGCAGATGATACGTTTGCTCCTTCTTGCTGAACATAAATGTTTGCATCATTGTTAATGAATCCAGATTGTAGTGATTCATCAGTCGATGTAAAGCCTGTCGTTGTTCTTACATTTTCGCTCACTCTTAACCAAAGTGTTCCAGACCAACGATATAAAACATTAGGTGCGTAGTCAATTCTTAAGAAGTAATCTCCAACTTGTGGTGCTGAAGGGAATGATATACCAGCACCTGCCGGCAGACCATTTGGCGGAGTGCCATCGCCACTTAAGTAACCTGTTGAATAACCAAAATCTCTAGGTGTTGCACGAGCAATATATTGAAAACGAGGATCACAATCTGCTCTGTAGTCCATTGTATTCGGACCATATGGCTCTGTACCTGTGAAGCCTGCTTGTTCTGGATCTTGGTCTGCTGTTGCGTAAGTGTTATCAGCAGTACCGTACGGACCAGTTACTGGACCAGTAATATTAACTGCGAGAACTTTAGTTCCTTCTAATGCACCTGAACCTGAGCCTGTAGGCGACATTTCTGGACCTTCAGTAAGCACGGATAGATTTGCTTGTACAAATTTAGCAATCATTGATTCAAGGTCAATGTCTTTGTCTTTGATTTTAGCCTGCATTACTTCCATAACTTCTTTAGGTATCCTAATACCCGTTGATGCATACTTATATTTTTCACTACGCATCGTAATGACTTGCCCAGTTCCACTTAGTGGCGAATTACCTGGCATCCATGATCGAACATCTGTTGGCGGAGCTGGTTGATTGTACTTGTCAGACAGAACTCCATTAGATTCATAATCCCCATAACCTGGTACTACATAAAGTTTAGACCTGTCATACCCTGCTTTAGGAACAATACGTTCGGCTTCTTTTAGGTTAGCATCGTTAATACGAACATTCTCGTTGTATCGACCTAGTACATCTTTTAATGTATCAGTTGTATCTAGTACCCAATATAGATCAGGAGAAGTTGCGTTTGGTTTAGTACCTGCTGGTACCTCTTGTAATGTTTTATAATTCTTATCGCCAAATGATACAACATAACCTTCTGGGTATGTTTTTGTCTTGTCCCAGTCACCGAGATAATTGTCTATGTCAGTTGGCTGTTCTAATATATCTGAAAATTCTTGGCTGTCTACTAGCATCTCACATTTGATACGCCAGAGATGAGGATACCAATCAGAAGCAAAGCCTTCACTTGCATAGTTGCAGTCTGTAATTTGATAGAATCGTTTTAGTGCAACTGGGAAAGTTTCTTTAAGAGGATTATAATCAAGTAAGTGAGGTAATTCAATTACATCTCCTACCATCATCTTTCTTCCAAGAATGTCCATCATGTCATTATAATGAACAGTTACAAAAATAACATCATTACTTAAGAATAAGCCAAACTGACTCAGATCAAAGTCTAAGTTTTGTACATTGTAATGCCCACGTAATCGATAGATATCTTTAGCATACTTTCTATCTCTGTTCTCTAAGAAGAGCAAGTCTTGTATATTTGTTGGTTCTAGCTTGTCATATTGAGGTTGAGTGAAATCTATAGATTCGCCTTGATCTTCTGGCCCTAAGTATTTGTGGATGTACAAATCGGTACCACCAACAGTCAGTTGTTCAGAGATATTTCTATCCATAAAACGATAATCGTTTTGTTTTTCGGGACGATATAATGATAGTCTTGGCATAGTTATATTTATCGTATAGGATTAATTGGGCAAATAAAAACTTGCTTTTGAAAAAGGAATGCTATATACTCTTACACTAGAATGTACTACACTACAAACAAGGGATAAAATGGCAAAGCGAAAACAAAAAACAGTTTACTTTACTCCTGAACCTAAATGGGAAAAATTTAAAAATATTGTTGATCCGATAGAACAGTCAAAGGCATACCAAGACTGCCAATACTTTATTCGTACTGAGATTAATGATAAAAAACGCATCGCAGTTACAAGAAAATGGGTTAAGGAAGAATCAGGTTGGGATGCAGAAGACATAGAAGTCATTCTAAGAAATCCAGATTGGACTTTTGGTCCGTCTTCAAGTGCATTCTTTTTCAAAACAAAAGTAGGATATGTACCTCAAGCCAACAAAGACCATGTTGAGAAACTTAAGCCAGATTGGTTAGAACAAGGTAACAAAATTTTAAAAGAAAAAGAAGAAAAAGTTAAAGAAAAGCCGAATCGTCCTTCTATACAAGAAATAATGCGGGAAAAATTATTGGAAGCTGGTGGAGAAATTGATGGGCTTGTAGATGAGTTCTTTGAAGATAACATAATAATAGATGATAAGTTTAAAGGCAGAGTCTTGCAAATTTTAAACAAGTACAATCCATTAGCAAATCATATTCCTCAATTGACAGACAGTTATGAGAAAGAACAGAAAGAATTTATTGAAACACTAGCAGGCGAAGATGAACAGTTAGTTGAAGCATACAGTCATTTTAGTAAAAAGAAACTTAAGGCAACTATTGCTCTTTATGATACTATCAATGGTTTATTAAATTCTTATGCTACTCTAAAAATTCAATCTAGGGCTAAACGTAAGACTAAACCGATCTCTCCAGAGAAAGCAACGCAAAAGTTGAAGTATCAAAAACGTTTTGAATGTGAAACAACTAAGATGAAATTAGAAAGTGTTCGTCCAACAGAACTGCATCATTCAAAAGAAGCATGGGTGTATGATACAGCAAAACGTAAACTACATCATTACATTGCAGATGATTTAGGTGGAGAGATGTTTGTTAAAGGCAATACATTGCTTGGCTTTGACAAAGCAAAAAGTCAAATCAAAACATTGCGTAAGCCACATGAACAGATTAAAGAGATTATGGGAAGCAAGCCTGCCGCAAGAACCTACTTTGATAAGATCAAAGCAGTAGGTATCAAACCGACTGGTCGTTTCAATGATGCTCTCGTTATCTTAAAGGCATTCTAAAGAAGATAAATACTCGTAACAGGAATTTATTTTATGGCCGCAAACGAATTATCAGTACCCAACAATCAGAACCTTGAGCAACTGAAAGAGACAATGTTTGATAGCATTCGCTATAGGCTAGGTGATGGGATTGTAGACCTTGAATTAGATCCAGAACATTATGAAGCCGCATATAATTATGCTGTTAAAACTTATAGACAACGAGCAGAAAACTCAGTACAAGAATCTTATACACTGCTGACAGTAGCAAAAGACCAAGATACTTATACATTGCCTGCTGAGTTTATTAATGTAAGACAAGTCTATAGACGAACAATCGGACTTGAAACAGGTCCAGGAGCATCGTCATTCGATCCATTCTCAAGTGCGATTCTAAATACTTACTTATTGAACTACAACTATGCCGGTGGTCTAGCAACGTATGACTTCTATGCAGGCTATGTAGAACTTGCCGCTAGAATGTTTGGTGGCTTTGTTATCTACACATTTGATCCTGTCACTAAAACAATTAGATTCGTTAGAGACTTCAAAGGCTCTGGTGAACAAATTCTTATCTGGGCAGATGTAACACGTCCAGAAACTTCTCTTCTACAAGATCCGGGTATTGCACCTTGGATGGAAGACTTCACACTAGCAACAGTAACTATTGCTATTGGACAAGCACGTGAGAAATTTTCAACGATTGCTGGTCCAGGTGGTGGTACTGCTCTAAACGGAGCGGCTATGAAATCAGAAGGTATGGCAGGACAAGAGAAATGTCTTAAAGACCTCAGAGACTATGTTGATTACTCACAACCTCTTACTTGGATTCAGGGTTAATTACTCCCAAAACTGCTTGACTTTCGTTCTCAAATTCTTTATAATAGATTCTCTAACTAGAGGAATATCCATATGATTATAGGCATTACAGGCTTGATTAGTAGCGGCAAAGACACAGCCGCAGATTATCTTATTAGATTTCATGGATTCAAAAAACTAAGTTACGCAGGAACTCTTAAAGATTGCGTAGCATCTATCTTTGGCTGGGATAGAGAAATGCTAGAAGGCACGACTCAAAGCAGTAGAGAATGGCGAGAAGAAGTTGATGACTGGTGGGCA